GAGGCGTACAACACGGTTTGGGAGGGTATTTGTAGGGTAACGGTTGACGGTGCTATATTTGCCAAAGAAATGCAATTGGCTGAGATGGAAGACCGCATCACAAAGGTTAACTATGACCCGACAAAGCCCGTACACGCTGTATTTGATTTGGGATGGTCAGATGCTACGGCAGTATGGTTTGTCCAGTTTATTGGGATGGAAACACGCCTAATACGGTATATGGAGACAAGCCAAGAGACAATTAGCGCCATATTAGCCAAAATGCAGACATTTGGTTACATATACGATACATTGTGGTTGCCACACGATGCTGAAAATAAGACATTGGCAGCAGCTGGGCGGTCAATAGAAGAAATAGTGCGTTCATCAGGCTATAAAACTAGGATTATTCCTAGAACGCCTGTTGTGGATAGTATTAATGCAGCACGAACGATTTTTAGGAATTGCTGGTTTGATAGAGATAATTGCGTAGATGGGCTACAATGCCTTAGACACTATCGTTATGAGGTTGATCCTGATACTAAGCAATTCAGTCGCACACCGCTACATGACCAATATTCACATGGCGCAGATGCGTTTAGGATGCTAGGATTGATGATACAAGAGCCTAAGAAAATGGTAGTTAAAAAACCCGTGTTTGAACATAGCAATTGGATGGGATGATTATGTCCGAAAATCAAAGCGACTTTGACCCACGTATTGACGAGGCTAAGAAATTCTTAAAGTTAGCCAATGATGCTGACACTAACAACAGATCAGAGGCGTTAGAAGACTTAAAGTTTGCCGCTGGTGACCAATGGCCAGTTGAGATACAAAACAGCCGTACTTTAGAGGCACGCCCTTGTTTGACCATCAATAAAATTGATGCGTATGTGCGTCAGGTCACAAATCAGCAAAGACAACAACGCCCACGCATCAAAGTCCACGGCATGAATAGCCAATCAGATGCAAAGGTAGCTGACATACTTACAGGCATTTGCCGACACATCGAGGTCAATTCAGATGCTGACCACGCCTACGACAACGCCTTTAACTATGCTGTACGCATGGGATTTGGGTACTGGCGTGTCAAAACGGATTATGTACGGGAAGATTCATTTGACCAAGAAATCTATATTGAGCCGATTCACAACCCTTTTACGGTCTATTTTGACCCTAACAGCACATTACCCGATGGCTCTGACGCTGAAAAATGCCTGATTACACAGGTTGTAAGCAAAGAAATATTCCGCAAAATGTATCCTGATGCTGATGACGGCACAGGATTCAGCCAACGTGGAACTGGTGACAGCAACGCAGAATGGGTAATGAAAGAGGATATTCGCATAGCTGAGTATTTCTATACTGAAAGAAAACCTGACAAACTGTGTCTTTTAAGCAACGGTGTAAAGAAATTTAGATCAGAATTGCCAAAACAAGACGAATTGTTGGCAATGGGCGTTGTGGTGATTGATGAGCGTGCATCTTTCCGAAAAGAAATTAAACAAATTAAATGTACAGCTATTGAGGTACTAGAAGAAGGCATTTGGCCATCAAAGTACATACCAATCGTGCCTACTTATGGGGAAGAATTTGTTGTTGACAACAAGCGCAAGAAATATGGCTTGGTTCGCATGGCAAAAGACCCACAAAGAATGTACAACTTTTGGAAGACTGCGCTTACAGAATCGGTTGCACTAGCACCTAAAGCCAAATGGTTGCTTGCAGAGGGTCAAGACGAAGGGCATGAGAATGAGTGGGCAATGGCTAATATCAAAGCTATGCCAGTATTGCGTTATAAGCAAAAAGACATAGAGGGCGTGCCTGCTCCTGTACCCACAAGAATACAGCCTGAAGCACCACCAGCGGGCATTATTGCCGCAGCAGATGGAATTAACGCTGATATGCAAGCTGTTTTGGGTATATTTGATCCAAATCAAATGGCCACGGGCAACATTAGTGGCAAAGCATTGAATGGCCAACAGCAACAGATTGACCTTACCAATTTCCATTATTACGACAACCTTACACGATCCATTAAACACACAGCCAAGATCATTCTTGATTTAGTGCCTAAGATTTACGACCAAGCAAGGGTAATGCGAATTATTGGTGACGATGGCAAGCCTGATTTGGTGGACATTAACAAACGCCAACAAGATGAGCAAGGCGTAATGACCATATTAAATGACGTTACCGTGGGCGAGTATGACGTGGTGATGGATACAGGACCAGGCTACAACAGCAAACGTATTGAGGCGGTCAATAGCATGATGCCAATGCTTTCAGCCGATCCAAACCTAATGAATGTGGCTGGAGACTTGATTTTTAGGAATATGGACTTCCCTGGCGCGGATGTTATTGCTGACCGACTTGCAGCGGCTAATCCTTTGGCGCAGATTGATGACAAATCACCTGTACCGCCACAGGTTCAAATGCAATTGGCGCAGTCTAAGAAGACGATTGATGAACTGCAACAACAGCTACAGGGTATGCAATTGATGCTAAAGAATCGTGCTGATGTCGAGCAGATGAAACAAGAAGCTGAAACCAAGCGCACATTGATTAAAGAGACTAACCGTGCCCATGAAATTGAATTGCGTGACCAAGAACGCCACAAAGACATGGTGATGCGTACAGATACGATGGCGCATGACACGGTTATTAAGACCCAAACACAACTTGAAGTGGAAAGAATTAAAGCCGATTTAGCTGTGTATTTAAGCCACTTAGATAGAATTAGTGAACGGGAAGCTAAAGCCGAAGCAATAGAAAGGGCCATCTAATGCCATTAGTTACAAGTGAAAACAAAGCCGATTTTGATAAAAAAGAATTATCAAAAAAAGAATTAAATCGTCCACGAGCCTCTAATGTTTTTTATCACCGATATAAAGACAAAGTATTACCACATAAAGAATATTTTGAATTTGTTAAGCAAAATGAACCTCATGTTAAAGAATACAGTTCTTCTATAAAAGATGAAGTTAAAAGATTAACTGGTTTAAACGAAAAACAACAAGCAAAAAAGTTACATGAACGTATGAAAGAAGCTGTAAACCACGTTACTGAAACTTGGGATTACACAAAACCATAACCTTGACAAAGTAAGAAATTCGTGTAATATTTACACAAACCTTACCGATTAGGTAAATCGGGTTAATTCTTAGGTGTTACCTATGTCTGAAAAAGAAGCAGGACAAGTCCTGACAAGCGAGAATAGTGCTGAGTTTTATGCTAACAAACTGAATTTAGCTGATAGAGACGATGATGTGGCGGTTGAGGATACTCCCGAGCCATCAGAAGAATCAAATCAGAGTGAATCAGATGCAGAACAAAGCAAGCCTACAGAGGAACGTAAGCAGAATCCGAAGTTAGAGAAAAGGTTTTCTGAACTGACGAAACAACGTGAACAGGCCAAGGCAGAAGCGCAAGCAGAACGCCAACAGCGGGAAGCGTTAGAGACAAGGTTAAGGGCTTTAGAACAACAGGCTGTACCACAGGTGCAGAACATTGACGAAGAACCGCAACCTGGCCAATTCCAAGATGCGTTTGAGTACGCTAAGGCATTGGCGCAGTTTTCAACAGAAAAAGCATTGAGAGAGCGTGACCAGCAAGAGGCTAACAAAAAGCTAAATGAGGAGAGACAAAAGACAATTCAGTCTTGGTCTGCCAAATTAGAAAAGATGAAAGCCGAAATGCCCGATTACGATGATATTGTAAGCACGGCAAATGTGACAGTTAGTGATGACATTCGAGATTCAATACTAGAAAGCGATGTAGGACCAAGAATCCTGTATCACTTAGCAGAGGATTTAGAGTTTGCTCAAAAGATTGCTGCAATGCCGACACGCAAGGCTTTGGTTGAAATAGGAAAACTGGAAAAGCTGTACGAACGGAATGAAGCTAAACAAGAGACTGTAGTAAAGAGTAGAGCACCTGCACCAATTAAGCCACTAAGGGCTGGTAATGGCCAAGCAGACATCCCTATTACCAGTAGTGGAGAGTTTCACGGCACTTACCAATCATGGAAAGAGGCTAGACGTGCAGGCAAAATTCGTTAATTTTTAATCAAAGGAAAAAATCATGGCAAATAATTTGCTCACGATATCGAAAATTACTAATGAGGCCTTAATGGTCTTGGAAAACGAATTAACATTTACATCAGAAGTAGATCGTAACTACGATGACCAATTCGCTGTAGTTGGCGGTAAAATTGGTAACACAGTAAACGTTCGTAGACCAGGTCGTTTCATCG